GCTTTGCTAAATTCAATGGTAAAGCAATGAATTGGATATTGTCCTCCTGATATGGTAATGAGGAGTCAATACGATCCAATGATGCAAGATACCTGTTATCAGTGCAATCATCATGTAAGACTAACGGCAACCGTGAAATAGCACAAAGTCTTTTCTGATTTTTCCATAATGTATCAAGCATATCTACGGTCAAACCATTATTTTTCTTTCTATGGTTTGCTCGACGTATGTACCACTTGAATATAGAACGAGGGTCTTTACCTTTCTGTTTATATCCTTTTTGATTCTGAGGTAGTTTTTTGTTGTGTTCACTATAATCAAATGCTTTATTTCTATAGGTGGTGCTACAGGACAAACAACAGAAATGTTTCCTACCTTTCTTTTCTGCGGCATTGATGTATTTTTGTTCTTTATCAAAATTATTTCCACAGTTTTCACATACAACTATTGCCATTTGAATCCTCTTATGTTATAAATAATATGCTTAGGTTGTTGAGAACAGCGAAATAAACGGAAGAGACCTCGGGGCAGTACCGAGCGGGTCCACCAAAATACCCATCCTCTCCACTATATAGTAAAATGGATATTTTGGCGGGCCCGAACCAGGATTGATCTACGCTGTAAAGGCTGGAGGAGACCGAAGCAAATCGTAAATGCAAACGACAATTATGCATATGAGGATCTTGCCCTAGCGGCATAATCCTATGGGTATGGGTTCCACCTAGAAACAGAACGGACCCACCACACACAAACACAGGAGTTTATAATGACAGATTTATCCTCATATTCCGCACATTCACCCTTTACAATTCGGTTGGAGCTGCTAAAATTAGCACAGTCAATTGAGTCAGATCGTATCTGGTCGGAACGGAACCGACTTGAACAGGATTGGAATGCCAAGCAAAATGCTACTGTCAAAAAGAGCATTCATCCAATTCCTTACCCAGAACAACCAGTAGTTACCTACGAAGATGTTATTCGTGTCGCTAATGAACTAAACAAGTTCGTCTCAAACAAGTCATAAGGATTATACAATGAGCAACAAAGACAAATATACAGGTATGCGTGACTTTGATTTTGCCTTAAGCACTAATGTTTATATTTGTGCTGTGGCAGGTGCCGTTCTCGGTGCTATTCTAGGCTACTGGGCAACAGGAGCAATTGAGATTACTATTGCTTCTGCAATTACATTCTTTGTTCTCTCTGGCATTTTTGGAATGTTCGTATGACGGCTGAAGAAATTCAAAAGTTTAGTATGGAAATCGAGGAACTGGTCTATATGAAAGACGTTCCCTATATTGATGCTGTGATTATGTATTGTGAACAGACAGGATTTGAATTAGAGACTGCTGCAAAATTGGTCTCTGGTGTTCTGAAATCCAAAATTCAGTTAGAAGCTGAAGAACTTCACTTCATCAAAAAAGCAACCACCTCCCAACTCCCCATTTAAAAAAGGACACATTATGAGCGAAGCGAAAGCATTTAATGTCGATGAAACGGCAGCGATTAGTGCTGCCAAAGAGACGCTACAAAGGGCTGTATCTGCTGCTAAGGTTTATTCTGTTGACTTATATTCTTGGGAAAAGGATAAGTTCGAACCTGGCCCTATGCTGACCGCAGTTGAAAACTCTTATATGGTTGTCGCCGGCGGCGTGATTCCATCTCTTCTTCTTAAAGAGCAGGTCAATGATATTGATGTGTTCATTCTCAAGAAGAATATTTCTCTCTTTCAAAGACTGGTCAAATATAAGCATGGTAAATGGATTGTTAGATATTTCTTTGATGAAGACAATGATAATCGTCAGGAAGACTATAAAAATCCTCATGTCTTTGCCACCGCCACAAACATGGACACGAAGGTTCAGTATATTCTAACCGACCATGCTGATCGTAAGAGTCTGCTTTCAGACTTTGACTTTCTTCATGCCACTGCCTCGTATCATGAAGGCAAGTTGTATATCAATCGTGAGACTTATGATGCAATCATGAAAAAGCATCTTATTCGACAGCATAAGAACAAGGCACCAAAGATTTGGCGCACAGATAAGTTTGTCCTGCGTGGTTGGAAGTCTGAAACAGATATCTTGATTGAATCTCCTTCTAAGTCACTTAATGATATTCTGAAAGATAATTTTAAGAACCTACAGAAGCAGTCCGATGATCGCTGGGCAAACTCTGCGAAGGCTACAGGTTGGCACGACAAAGACATCAATGGTAGATACCTCGATGCTATGCAAAAGGCGCTTATTAAAGGTCAAAGCAATTACTCTCTTGATGATGAATTGAACGAACTATTTGATCCTAACTCACCAACAAAATGAAACACTTCACCGGATATGGTGCTTATCTTGTCTTTGTCACAGTGAGAACTCACTTTGAGTCTCCCACCTTTGACTTCTTTAAGCACAAGAATGTCAAGGCCAATAAAGCAACATATCTGAAACGTAACGATAAGTCCTTCTTTGACATGATCGCCAAAGATTATGATGCCAAAGAAATCATGGACTTCTTCGTTGCTAATCGTCTGGAAGGTCGGAACTATATCACCGATCTTTTGGATGATGACGCACAAATCACATACATAAACTATAAAAGGAGAATACAGGCTCTTACATATAACTTTAAAAATGAGATAGAAAGTCTAAACTGCCCTGATGCATTCAAATGTAGAGAAGACCAGTATCCTGAGATTGTGCAACTTTATCTTCAAGGACGAGTATCACATGAGACAATGGTGATACTGAATGATTATACTTCTTTCATCGACAAGTTTGATAAATACTATGATAAGAATGACCCCATTTGGTCAAAGATATCCCTCAAACTAAGAAAGTATAAACCGTTCGTAAAATATCCTAAAGATAAGATTAAAAGCATACTCAAGGAGAAGATCAATGAAAACACTCCAAGGTAACGCATCAGATATCCTAAAAGAATGGGTGGATGGACGATACGAAGTTTTTTACAAGTATGATGGAGAAAGAGTATTCCAGATTGAGATACTAAACATTGAAGAAAAGACAATCTATCTACCTAATGAAGAAACCGAATATTTTTTGGAGATTGTTCTGAATGAGTAAAGAAAGGCGCCAGAAGCGTTTCCTACAAAAAGAACGACACATTGAACGGCAGTTAGATATTGCCAAGACAAATCACCACGGATATTACAACGACAACAACAAACACAAGTTGCACAAGAAACATGCCATGGATTGTGGTATTCCTGGATGCTACATGTGTGCTAATCCTCGCCGCACATGGGGTGAAAAGACAATGCCAGAATTGAAGTTTGAATGTTCCGCAGTTGAACAGACAAATAGAGATTCCATTGGCAAATGGGAATGGGAGGATCTAAATGATCCTTCTATGGAGTGGTGACTAAATACCACTTGACAGAGGGAGATTCCTCTGTTATAATACTACTTTATATGATGATTATGTGGATAAACTGTAATACTAACATACAAGGAAATACAATGAACTTTGCAAATCTAAAAAAGAACTCTGGTAAGTTTGACAATCTACTTAAGGAAGTAGAGAAGATCAACAACCCTTCCGCAAACTATGAGAAAGATGAGAACGAAAACTATTGGAAGCCAACACCAGATAAGACTGGTAATGCTCTAGCAGTTATTCGATTCCTACCAGGTCCGGCAGTCGATGGTGATGATGGCCTTCCCTGGGTGCGTTACTTCGATCACGGTTTCCAGAACAAGACAACTGGCAAATGGTATATCGAAAAGTCTCTAACGACTTTTGATGAAAAGGATCCAGTTTCCGAATACAACTCAAAACTTTGGAACTCCACACAGGATGATAACTCTCCTGAGCGTAAGCAGGCTCGTGACCAGAAGCGTCGGCTGCATTATGTTGCTAACATTTATGTGGTGTCAGATCCACAGAACAAGTCTGCCGAAGGTAAGACGTTCCTATTCAAGTTCGGTAAGAAGATCATGGATAAGATCACTAAGATGATGAATCCTGACCTTGAGTCCGAACCACGTATCAATCCAACCGACCTTTGGAAGGGTGCCCACTTCAAGTTGAAGATGACCCGTCAGAACGTCAACATTGGTGGTCGTAACGTATCATTCCCTAACTATGATGAGTCCACCTTCCTTGCACAGGGTCCTCTGCTAGAGGATGACGATGCAATGGAATCAATCTGGAAGTCAGAGTATTCACTTGCTGAAATCATTGACCGCAAGAACTTTAAGACCTATGAGGAACTAAAGCGCCGTCTTGACGAGGTTAATGGAGTTGGTGGTGCATCAGCATCACGAAAGTCGGCACCAGTTGTAGAAGAGGATGAGGAGGAAGTTCCATTCCCTGATTCTAAGCCAGTTGCTCGAAAGGCACCGGCACCTGTTGTAGAAGATGAGGAAGAGGACGAAGACCTTGCTATGTTTCGTAAACTAGCAGAAGACTAAGAAGATCAGGGGAGCAGAAATGCTCCCCTTTTTTAATGCTTATTACCTAGTGCCCAAGGTCTTTCTTTATCAAACTTTGCTCTATTTGCAGCACGTTCAAGAGAAGGAACTCCATTATATGGATCTTTTGTAGTTGCAGGTAAGGTTGACATCATATTTTGGTGTTGAATATCAGGCGGCATTTCTGTTATAATTGGTTTACTGGGTTTTACCTGTTCAAATCTGTCAGTAGGTAGAGGTTGTCTCATTGTATCGAAACCAGTTTTCATTTCCTCTCTTAACAAATCCATCTGTGTAGTCTTACTAGGAGTGATAGTTCCTGTATCAACTCTCCTCTGCGTTATCACATTAGGTGCTTGTGGTATACCAACTCTTTCAGCGGCGGATGGCGACGGACCAATAACCGGTGCAGGTTGCTTGGATAAGTTTATTGAACCAGGAGTAGATGGTGTAGATTGTTGAGCAGAGGCACGAACCGAAAGTCCCGCCATTTGTTTAACTTTTTCACCAACATTCATTGCTGTGTCTGTGTATGATGTTTGCTCAGGTTGTCTTACACTTGCATCTAACTTAGGCTTACTTACAGGAGAAGGCTCTGTTGTTGCTGTAGAAGCAGGTTCAGATACCGATGCCTGATTTGCAACATCACTTGGTGCAAAATCCAATTGTGTCTCTAACTTAGGTGCCGAGGTCTTAGAGGCAGCAACATCTAAACCACCTCTTTTGGCAATTTTATCATATTCAGGACCATGTGTCTGAATGATGCTTTTAACATATTGATCGGCAGTGAGACCTTTGTTTGCGGCCATGGCCTTTTTAGTCATTCGACCTTGTGGATTACCAGTAAAGTGAACTTTAAGAATAGTTTCATCATCATACCCCTTCTTTCGAAGATCCTCGAAGTAAGGTTTTGCTACTGCTTCCTGTATCTCTCTTGGTGCTTCACCTGCGGTTTTATATTCTGTGCCAACTCCATATTTTTTAGTGAGAGACTTCCAAGTTCCTTTTAGAAACTGATATGCACCCGATGCGGTACTTGTCTTAGATTTGGCCTCATAATTACCTTCAAACTTTCCGCTTTCTTGACGGCGGACGATTGCCATCAACTTTTCAACATCCATTTGTTCTGTATGTCTATCAGGTTTAATATCCATAACATTTGTTTTTGGATTAACCGAGATGTTTTCTTCTTGAGGATTAACAGTGAACTGTCTACCTTTTCTATCAGTAACAACAGCAGTATCACCTTTATGCTTTTTATGTAGAGGTCTGACCTCAATAGGGCCTTTAACAGTTCGGCGGCCGCCGCCAGCATACGCAGGTGTATCTGGAGAAACTTCCTCATTTCTAGTTTGCCTTACAGGACTATTAACAGTTGCAGTGTCTTTTCTTTTTCTTTCTTTTCTTTCTTTCTTTTGATAATCTTCAAGAGTAGTTACACTACCTTTAGGTTCTGGTTGATTTTCAGGTGACACAATTACAGGTCGAGGCGGCGCCTGAGGCGGAACTTCACCTACAATCTGTTGAGGTGCAACTGTTGTTGGTGTTTGTGTGGAATCCAATGCTGGTGTTTCTGCTAATTTTTCAACAGACTTGATAGTATCAAGCCTTCTAATCGATTCTGACTCAGCATTAGCAGGTCTTTCAAATATTGTGGTAAATCCAACAGATGCGGCCGCACCACTTCCATAACTTGTGGATAGATATTTTTTTGTTTCAGGTTCACTTAGAGCAAAGTCAATCTGACCCTTCCAATTTGTTCTCCAATTTTGTCCATTCTGACTAGCAAAGGATCTCATTCTATCTGCACGATCTAGATGATGTTGAAATAGTCCGAATGATGTTCCATTATCACCTGTGTCATTGGCTGAGTTAAATCCCGATTCATGTTGAATGTTATTCACCATACCTACAGCATGTGCATGATCTATCCCTTTAGAACGAATATAATCGTAAATCTCTTTAGCTCTGACCGTATTTGTTAAACCCTTTGATCCGCCTTCAGGTATAGAAGATCCAACTCTACCTTCGATGGCATTGATACGATCTTCCAATTCTTTCTGAGACTTTTTGGTCAGAGCAGCACGAAAACCACCAATATCAGGTAAACTTGACCAATACCATTTTGGAAATAATTCGGCATATTGTGTTGGAGTCAGCAAAGACAACATAACACGACCATATTCAGCATTATTTGCTTCTCTCACTCTTTGGTCGGTAGTAAGTCGCTTTAACTTTTTGAATATATCTTTTGACGTTTTTTTGGTTTTGGCCATTACATCTTAACTCTTTTCTGTAAGTTTGCTCTGTTCTGCAACTGAATATCTCTTATTCTTTCTTCTTCGGCCTTAATGTGTGCTTGCAATAAATCAATGTATATAAATTTTTCCCAAGGCATCATAGATTCAATTTCAGTGAGAGACCATTTATGATGCTGCATTAAGGCAAAGTTAGACTTGTAATGATTCATTAATGTGTCGTGACCCATTATCAGAAAAAAAAATCATAGAAATCTGAATACCTCACCTTGTGATCAAAACCACACTTTGGACATTTGGCATCTAGTTTAACAACGAACTTAGGTGTATTGTCCACAAAATCCTGCAACTTCTTATAGTTATTCTCGGTCAGACTTTCGACAAATTCAATCAATTCTTCTTTGCTAGATTCTTTTGCCGAGTGTTTACCTTGTTCATCCCATATGTAATCAATGGCATTTGCAATCATATTCGTCTTGACATCCATATCAGTTTCTTCTATGCGTTTCATTGTAGCATAGTTTGGATACTTCATCTTAACACCTGCAACGTCAGTTAACTTTATGTCGTCATCAATGCCCTCTGGTCTTTCAATCTCAATATTAGTTACGTCCATCTTTGTAGGAAAAACATTACCACAGACGGTTTCATCTTCCAATACGTTGTTACATGTCAAAGTCACATCTACGTTTTCACCAATAGACTTGGCACGTAAAAAGATAAACAGATAATCAATATCAAAAAATGGCAGTCTATCTACATTAACATCACCGGTTATAACACAGTTATTAATAACTTGTTTGACAGTCTTAATCACATCATCCAAATTATTTGCTTCAAGTGCCATTAGCAGGAGTTTTTCTTCTTTTACCGAAAAAGGTCGAACAACAATAGTTTTATTGTCAGATGGTAATTTAATCTCATAAGTTGGGTAGTCAATCTTTGGTATAGCCATGGTCTAAGTCTCCATATTATTGTTTTGATATATAATTTGTCAATATCTGAGCAGCAGGGTTAGTAACTGAATTAGATGATCTTGTGTAAAATGTATCGTTACCTGGTCTATCCCAATACTTGTAAGCAAGTGTAATTTGCAACCTCAAAACATCTGCGGAATCAGCCCAGGTTACTTGTTGTGGTGATACGAACGTAGGCCAAGCCATGTGAAGTTTCCAGTTATAGATGACCTCAGGTGTTTTAACCATCGATACTTGTTCAAATGTGGATGCCTGATTAAATGCACCGGCAGTGGTATATTCTGATAGTTGGAATATTTCAACGTCACAATAATATTCTTTAGGGTAGTTAAAGTTGAAACTATTTGTTGGGTTGACAATGTTCTGCCAATCATCAAAGAACTGTCTCTCAAAACCTGAGTTATGACAAAGTAAAGATATATTACAAGGACCATATTCTGAGTTGGTTGGCACTACCTGACTTGGACCATAATATCTGAAGTTAGTAACCTGAAAACCTCTTCCAGGAAATTCAACGGCATCACAAACATATGTTAAATCAGAAAGTTTAGAACTGTATGGTAATAAGTTCAAAAGATTATTTGTACCACCGCCAGATTCTCTTGGTGTTATTCTTACAGCAAATCTACAGGGTTTGGCTGGACCACCTAAGGCACTTACCTTCGATAGAAAATTTTGTATAGATAAATTTGTTGGCTTATTTGATACCTGTGTGACCATCTTAATATCCGTTCTGAATTGCTGTCTTACCCATGATTTTGGTTTCCATAAATGTAAATGTTAGCATGGCAGCCACAGGAGTTCCATCATAGAAAGTGCTAAACTCTCCTTGGGGTGTATAGTCAACATCGATTCTTTTAATTACACCAACTCCTATTCTTGGTATATTTTCGTTAAATTTAACTGCACCATTTGAATCTCTATAGAAAAACCTTATCATAAATTCATTAGGTGATTCATAGAATGAACCTGCAACACCTGTGAAATCTGGTGCTGCATAATATCGGAACATCTTGATTATTTGTTTCATTTGTTCCGATTCTTTTTGAGACTGAGGTGCCATCATTATATTAAACTGAAAAGTTCTCAGATTTGTATTTCTGAAAAGAACGTCTACTCTTGGATTAAGTGGATAACCCATGAGTGTTAGTGCGCCTGCTGCCACATCTCCATAAACACCCAGAGCAGATGTAAACAATCTGGCCAATTTAACGTCTGTATATTCATGTTCATGTTGAAAGACAAGAGGCATACTCAACTGACCGCCAGGAATAAAGAATGTAAAATCTTCTTTTCTTTCAGTCCGTCCTGCACGAATAGGGTTTGCAGGGTTACCTGGGTTAGGTATTTCTGCAACGTTGTTATATGCTGTTATTACCATCCAATGACCTTGTTGACTAGATGATACGTCTTCAGGAAAACTATAAGACATTCAATTCCTCCGATGATGCTACATAATATTTAGTAGGAGTATTGGAATGGCAATGAACTTCAAGCAAGGTTTTTTTAAACCAAAAAACCCAAACAAATATATTGGTGACCCAACAAATATAGTATATCGTTCCGGTTGGGAAAAGAAAGTGATGGAATGGGCAGACAACAATTCTTCTGTTATTAAATGGGGTTCAGAAGAAGTTGTTATACCTTATGTCTCACCTGTGGATAATCGTGTTCATAGATATTTTGTGGATTTTTATGTAGAAGCAATTACTAATACTGGCGATAAGAAGATCATGTTACTTGAAGTTAAACCTGCTGGTCAGACACAAGCACCTAAAGCACAAAAGAGAAGAACCAAAAGATATATCACTGAGGTTGTCACATACGGTGTAAATCAGGCTAAATGGAAAGCAGCCGAAGATTATTGTAATAATAAAGGTTGGGAATTTAGACTTGTGACGGAATCTGATATATTTGGTAGATAAATAATAGATGGCAGAAGAATACACAAAAGACGAACTTGCTAAATGGTTTGAAAGTAAAGCCTTTCAAACTGGATCGCAGGCAGCACGAAGAAAGATACTCAATGCCGATGATAGGCATAGAGATGAAACTTTTGCTGGTAAGTTATACTTTTACAGATATGATGCCAAAACCAAAGACAAACTGGATATGTGGGACAAATACCCTCTTTGTATGGTTCTAGAAAAGACCTCAAACGGTTTCTTAGGTCTTAACCTGCATTATCTATCAAAGGGCCAGCGTAAGACCCTCCTCAGAGTTTTTGATAAATATGCAAAAGACTACGATATAGAATCTGGTACAACAACTGGACATGGTGTAGGTAACTGGGAATTATTAATCAAATCTATAAACGGTACTGGTGCAGCAGCATTGCCAAAAAAATGTTTGAAAAGATATCTGTTTACACATGTCAGATCGAAGTTTGTAGAAATCTATCCTGACGAGTATGATAAGGCCATTCAATTGCCTATCGACCTATGGGTATACAAAAGGTAACTTAAATGAGACTAATTCATTCACCGTTTTTTGAT